GATGGTGCCTGTTGTGGAACCGGCAACAATGACGCTGACCTTGGCAACCCAACCGATTGTCGTTGCAAAATACGTTGCGGCGCTTATCTCGTAGGTGTTAACCGTACCGGCGATATTTTGCGTCGTGTGGTTCAGGGCATTGATGCCTTGCACACCATTCTTTTGGGTGGTTAAAATATCGTCTAAAGATGCGATGGTAGCCTCCTATTAAAATTTGCCGTCGGGCTGGAAACGATACCTAATAGCACCAAGACGCCAGAAGGTGCCCACGTCGCTAGAAGACACAGCGATGGACATCAGACGGGCACGGATGCGGACGGAGATGTACTCCGTTGCCTGCGTCATATTGTAGGGGCCATAGGCCGTCACCGCGTCGCCGGGGTAGTTGGTCACGTAGAATGTAATCTGCACCGTGGCGTTCTGCGAACCGCTGTATGTACCCCACTTCATGTCCGGCCAAATCTGGTCGATGAAGATCAGATCATCGGCTTCGTTGAGCTGGAAGAAGCCGGTCTGGAACGAAGACAGCATGGCCGTGGTCGATGTACCGCTGGCCGCATCGTTTCCTATTTCGTGCTGATATAAGTAATTATCGGAACCAGCACCAATAGGAGGCCCAAGCACAGATTGATCAATCCAAGCAGTACGACCAAGAGAGCCATAGTCCCACTGCTGGAGAACCGTATTGTACTTAACATAGGAATCATTCTCCGTCGAACTCGCCGATGGATAATACCAAGTTACTTCGTTGAATTGCGAGTTAACGCCGCAGGCAACCTTGTAAAGGTACGAGGTGTTGATGTTTTGGAAGACGACGTCCCAAATAGGGCAGGGAATGCTTTGCGGCCCCGAACCCATCGACATAAAAAACTGCTTCTGGCTCATCCAGAAAATTGCGCCGTTGAGCTGGCCGGTGCAGTGGCGGGAAATCGCGCCGCAGTTTGAGCCAATTTTGTTGAACCCATAGACGAATGGCGCACCAATATACTGCATTGCCCACAAATCAAGATCGGTCCAGATCAAGCCCTGCTGCGGACCCTGAACGGCGGCGACAATCTTGGAACCGGTAGGGATGCGGTATGAACCAGCCTGATTGGTGGGCGTGGCATTCCACTGGGTGAAGTCGTCGATGTCTGACCAGCGGATAAGGAGGGGGTCAGGCGCAAGTGTAAACGACGAGCCAAATGCAATGATCTGGCGCTCTGGCATGGCGACGAAGATGCCGCTGTTTACCAGTGGGCCATTGCCGCCGACGATTTGCGCATTTTGCAACTGGCCGCCGGGCTGCCAGTAATAGACAGCGCCACCTGCTGGACACGCGATTAGGTCTTGGCCGAAGTTGTCAAGCGTCCAATCGGTAGCTGTGATAGGCGTTCCGGGCACCGAAGGCTGGGTCGTTCCGACACCGAAGCCGCCAGTGCCGAAACCGCCGACGCCGAAGCCGCTGCCGGTAGGCTGTGGGCCAAGGGCCACATAAAATGTGGACCGGATGTTGCCGGAATTGATTGAAACGGGGCCAGCCGTCGATGTGGCCGTATTTGCAGCGGAGAAGGTAAACGTGTTGACTGTCGGCACCGTCAGGACCGTATACAGGCCGGAAAGTGTTAACCCGCCAAGCGTCGTTGGGACACCGATGTAGAAGCTGTCGCCCACGGCATAGCCATGCGCATTAAACGTCGTCGATATAAGCGACGACCCGCTTGTCGTCGAGAACGCATAGGATGCGCCGCCGCTCGTGACAGTTGCCGTCGCAAGCCCAGATGCAATGATTGTGTAAGTTGTCCCGGACGCCGTGAAGAGGGCATATGGACCCGACAGGATTAAGCCGCCGACCGATACGGGGGTCACAAATTCCACGAAGTCCAATGTAGACGCAGTGATACCTGCATCGACAATGGTAACCGTGCTGGAGCCGGATGTCGTCGAAAAATTAGGTGCTGGGTTTGTAGTCGTTATCTGGGGTGTGATATCGACGAGGTTATTTCCCGTCAGTACCGTTAAAGACGCCTCGGCACCAATGCCAAGATGGTTTGTGGCGTTAAGATCGGCCCAGCCTTTTAGGGCGCGAATTTTAGATGACAGAGCGGAATTGTAATATGATACCCAGCCGCCGAGCTTTTGAGCCAGACCGTAGCCATTGCGTTCTGGAAGAAACCGGATCAGGGCCGATGACGAGTAAGCAGCCTCATTGAGGGCCAACGTGGTGTTGGTCTCGACGCCGGGCTTAAGCTTAATCGTGTTATGCGGCATGTATTATACCCTGATCGGGGTTGCGGCAGGGGCAGGGGAATAGGACGACCAAGCGGAGGCTTCGTACTTCTTGCGGTTTTCTTCGACCATGGCCGAGCGCAGAAGGGCTTGATACTGGTTCTCATAGCTTTGGGCCATCTGAGGATCATCTGACTGGCGACCAAAGTTGCGCTGATACGCCGAGATGTAGATCATGGATGCCATGATCATCATGTCTGGCAGATTAGTCGAGATGTATGTCATCGTATTCGTGGCCGAAAGCGGCGCAGAGCGCACGGTGCCCGTCAGGCGCACCTGATATGACGAATCAGGAATAGGGCCAACGATCATGATCTGGGAGGTGTAGCCGGTGGTTGCAGCGTCGCCACCGTATTCGGCATAATAGGCAGGAAGACCGGCGGTTGAGCCGCTGCCGTACACGTTCTGCAGGAATTCCTTCGTTACCGGTAGGAGCGGCGATGAATTTCCGCTATTATCGATCACTTCCAGTGTTTCGGTCGTGACAAACTGCGACTGCGGAACCGTCAGCGTGTTGTTGTTTGCCGTAAACGAGTATGCGGTCGTGCTAATTTGGGTTGACAGAAAGTCGATGTCGCGCTGCATCCGCAACTCGGCATACGAAATCATCTGTGGCAAAATGATTTGATAGTTGGTGTCCGTTACCGGAACCACCGCCATCGTAGCTATCTGTTGAACGTAAGTGTTGTAATCCATGACTACCTAGCCAAGTTAAAAGCAATTCGCTCGACTTCCGAAACGCGTTTAGACCAGCCTTTGCCAAAGGTATCATAGGTGGCAAGACTTTGCAAAAAAGCTAATCGGGCTTCGCAGACGGACGTGACAACATCACGAGGGTTTGCCGTTTCAAGAGCATTAAGTGTACCGGCCCCGATTTTTCCGTCCGCATTAACACCGAGAACCGCTTGAAGGGCTTTCGCTGCGCGGGACGGCCCCGAGTTGACGGCAAAATCGAAGACGGCATAATCCACCCCCACAGGGAGATTGTCGCCGTTTATAGCATCCCAATACCTTGTGCGATAGAGCGGTTCAACGTCTTCTGGCGTCAAAGCTGCAATGTCGTCTTTCGTCACTGCATGGCCGACATACTGCTCCCAAACCGCCTTGGTGCAACCTAGATTGGTTGCGCCGCCGGGGTCTTTGGGATTGTCAACATACCCGCCCTCGTTTTGAAGGATGAGTACGAAGCAGGGTTGCCAGTTACTTTGCATGGACACCCAACGTCTTTTCGTAGGTACGCAAACCAGCCATACCAAGCATGGCGGTTACTAATTCCATAAGGGACTGATCCAGAGTAGGCAAATCATGCCACCCCGCCCCAACGGCGATTGGACGCAGAAGGTATTGGTATGCGAGGCCAAGTGCGCCAACCCACCCAATAGCAGGCCGCCAGCCACTAACAAAAATAGAAGACGATTGTGCTTCATTTGCATTTACCTGTGTCTGTTGTGCATCCCAGCCCTGCAGAGAAGACCGTAGAGCGGCTTCCGCCTCCGCACGTTGGTTTGGGTCTGGAATAAATTTGTTGACGATCTGTAGACCCGCGCTGATCGCATCATCTAAGCCAAAAGCCATGTTATACCCCTAGAATGGTGCCGCTTGCGTTTGCAAGACGGGTTGCGAAAGTTGTTGTACCTGTTGGGCAATGCCGTTTTCTACCGCTGGTATACTGATACAACCAGCAACCCATGCATAAGCCATTGCATATGTTATGTCAGCATACGGGACAAATTCAGCTGGGTTAGGCGTACCTAGTTTTGCTGTACCAGATGCAGATGACGAGATTGTGCCATCCGTGCCAGTGCACACCCAATTTACTGCCGTAACCACATTGGTCAGGCCATCAGATGTTGGATTGACAATGAATTGGGGAAACGTCCAAGTAAAATTCATCAGCGTAATTCAACCCACTGTTGAAGACCCGCGCCGCCTGTTCCTGTAACAATATAATAATGCCCATTTGGAACAACAAAAGTTCCCGTGCAATAAGTACCGCCACCACTATTTGCATCTTGGCCAATTAAAAATGAAGTACCATTAACATTGGCGCTTAAGGTTTGATAATTACCAGCTGTCGAGTAAACCGAAACAATAACCATAATTGGACTACCAGTCGAATTTGTATATGTTGAACCAAGAGCACGGGAAACAGCTTGCCAAGATTGGTTAATGCCAACACCATATGCAGGAGATGTGTTTGTAATCGTCACAGCGCCCTGATTAGCAGAAACACTAATCCCAGAACCCGCCGCTACAGAAGTTACAAGACCACCGGAATAAGATGTTGCATTAACAGAACTTGCATTTATTGCATTTGCATTAGTGGTTGTAGAATTAAGATTTATAACGCCATTGGTGGATGAAATAGATGACCACTGAGCACTAATTGCATTATTTGTGAATTGAATAAGACCTGCTGTATCTCCTGAACCAGCAACAACTCGAACACCGAACCCTGCAGCCGCTATTGTTGTACCCTGAACGCCGTTACTAAAAGTACCGCTAGTGGCAGCTACAGAAGTTGCGGTTACAGTTCCATTGACCGTTAAAATTGTAGAAGGAGAACTCGTCCCAATACCTACGTTGCCGGAGGAGTCGATGCGCATTGATTCTGAAAAAGATACGGTTCCACCCGCTGTACCAGAAACAGCCGTTGACCAAGAATGAACACCAGCATTTGCTAAATATTGTGTAGCCAAACCTGTTCCAACATACTTCCACCCGCTATTATAATAAGCGTTAGAAACAAGGTTTAATTGGCTGTTTCCCGTTAAAGCGCCATAAGTTGATTGAATGGTTGGCAATGATGTTGCACTTGGGATTACACCAATACCAACGTTGCCGGAGGTGTCTATACGGGCTTTTTCTGAGTTATTTGCCCACAAAGCCAATGCAGTACTTGCAGTTCCGCCAATAAAACCAACATTAGACCCGCCGTAACCTGCTTCCAAAGTATAGTTGGTAGCATCCGTAATCACTAAGGCATTAACGGCAGTTGCAGCAGTAGTGATAGCCAATTTTCCTATTGGCGAACTCGTCCCAATGCCTACGTTGCCAGATGTTGTGGCAAGATATGTATTTCCCAATACCGTTAACGTAGCAAAATTGTTGGTCAAACCATCGTCAGTATAGCGGATGTTCGTGCCATCTGAATAAATAGAGACATTATAGCCCTGTGGGGCCGAAACAGCAGTACCGCCACCGGCTGATGATACTGTCACTGAAAATGAACCAGATGTAGTGTTATAAATAACCCATTTACCAGCAACCCCAGAAGGGAACTGCAATATCTGATTAGCCGACAACGAGCCCGTCAGAACAATACGCATGGCCTGAGTTTGACCAAGTGAACCAGTGGATGTTGGCCCGGTCAGCGTAGTTGTAGATGATGCGCCAGTTGGCATCGCGATGGAAGTGGTGTTACCAAAAACGGCATCTAGAATTGTTTCGTTAAAATTTAACGGCTGATCCCACGTGGGCGACGTGCTATTATATACAGGTTGATTTAACCCAGTATTAGTCGTCGTTGTCATTGGTAATATCCTTCTTACGGCCTAAAATCTGCTGAAAAGTTTCAGTTTCGTATATTCGAATGCTATACCACACAATGGGCAGCAATGCACCAAGCGGTGTCAGCCAGCCCAGAAGCGTCGTAATCGTTGCTGAGATCGATATCCAGTCCATGAAATGCTTCATTCCACTGTCGATGTTGTCAGTTGCAGACATGATCGGACTCCAATATCAAAACAGGACGTTTCGAGGACATCATGCG